ACATTCCCTGCCGCATTGCTGTTGTTGCCGGTATTATCCGTGTACTTGGTGACAGGTTTCATAACGGCGCGGAGATCTGCCGGCAAGGCAGCCAACAGAGTATTGGCCGGGGGGCTGGAGGGGGTCCCGGTATTGCCCAGGATATTCCGCCTCATGTTGGTGGTGTTCCATCCTCCAACATTGCTTCGGCTGGTGTTCATGTTGAAATAGCCGCCGGTGGTTTGCTCGTTGTTATACTGGTTATCACAGAGGGCCACCAGTTTCCCACTGATTTTCCCGATAGCGAAGTGGGTCCTCTGGCCGCCTTCCTTCCCGCTGTTGTGATTGAAGCCAACAATAAAGGCATCAATAGACTGGTTGGAGAAAGTAAAATTGCCCACCTTCCCGTTGATGCGGATGCTCTTGGTATCTCCCACGCTCCACATATTGGCAGCGTCTCCAGCGTCGCTGGCGGCTTTGATAGCGGCCCAGGTATTAGAGTTCAGGGTGGAGTTGAACAGGTTCACGGTGATAGCGCAGGTCTTAGAGGAGGGGGCAGTATGGTTCGTCCCGGCGGCCACAGTGACCGTGACAGTAGCAGAGCCATACGCAACGGCAGTTACGGTGATGGTGGACCCGCTCACGCTTACGGAGGCGATACCAGGCTTGTCGGACTGAGCAGAAATGACACCATCACCAGGCCGCGTCACGGTAATGGTGCCGCTCCTAGTCGCATTGTTTAGGGTCAGGCTGGACCTGTTCAACGTCAAACTGCCGGCGGCCTTACCGATGCTCCAGTTGACACTCTTGGGGCCAACTCCACCACCGTCCCACTGATAGTTGGAGGTCTGGGTAAACGTAGCAGCATAGGACCCGGCATTGGTTCCACTGGTCGCTCCGCCGATAGTCAGCTTTGCAGCATCATAATTGGACCAGGAGGGGGACTGTGCCGAGCCGGTATAGGTCAAAGCTCCAGACTGGCTCGGGAGCGTAGAGATGGTGGCCCTCCCGATGGTCCAGACAGCTTCCTTAGCAGCCGTACTCCCATCCGTCCACTGGTAATTTGCCTTCGGGGTAAAGGTGGCCGCATAGCTCCCGGCGCCTGTGTTGCTGGTGATACCGCCCAGGGTCATCTTGGAAGCCTCATAGCCGGACCACGTCGGGCTTTGAGGGTTCCCGGTATAGGTCAGGCTACCGGTCTGCGTAGGCACACTGGCAATATTCGCCCTGCCGATGCTCCACTGGACCGACTTTGCCTCTTTCGTACCATCAGCCCACTGGTAATCGTCCTTGGGCGTAAATGTGGCCGTATAGGTCCCAGCATCTGTGCCCTGGGTAGTTCCTCCCAGGGTCAGGGTAGCGGGGTCATAGCCGTTCCAGCTCGGCGACTGAGGGGACCCCGTGTATGTCAGGCTGCCGCTCTGGGAAGGAATGGCGCTGATGGTGTGGGTCAGGGCCTCCACCTGGTCAAGGGCGTCCTGGGCAATCTTTCTGATGTCAGGGTGTGCCTTCTTATCAGCATTGTGAGAGGCAATCATCTCGGCCACCTTCTCAGCAGTTACCAGGGTCTTGAGGTCGATGTCGGCGGTTACATTATCCACAGCACCCACCGCAGCCACCAGCTCAAAGATGGCGATTTTCCCCACAGTAGAAACGGCTGACTTAATAGGCTCAGGGGCACTCTCCAGAACGAGGTATGTATAGGGCACGTCCCCCAGGTCGGGGTCCTGAGCATACAGCACGACGCCGGTAGCGGAGAAGTCTTCGGCCACATCGTCGCTAGTGATCTGCGCGGTAACCTGACACTCTCCATCGACAGGGTTCGTCACCCCGCTGAGTTTGGCGTCCATCACATATCCGGCGGGCTCGGTCATGGTAGCCGGGGAGCTTCCTTCCGGGATGCTCCCGCTTCCTACGGCAACCTTCGTATAGTGCATGGTGCAGCGACCAGCCAGCACCTTAGCGATAAGAGCTTCAGCGGGCGCACACTGATAGCAACCATCAGTGAATAAAGACATCGCTTCAAACCTCCTTGTCTATTCTTTTTCCTTTGATGTGGGAGACGGTATAGGCTGAAGGCCCAGCAGCGGGAGCCCCAGATACTACCGTCTCAAAAGCACAGCCGCGGGAGATGATGACCTCATACTGATACGTCCGCCGGTGCCTGAGCAGGATATGGACCTCGATACCGGCGGCAGCTATGCGTTTCATCAGTTCCGCAATGATCTCAATGGAGGCCAGGCGCTCAGAACTCAAAAGGGCCTCGTCCACACAGATGCGGATTTTACAAGGGAATTTCTCCAGAATTTCTATGTCGGAGGGCTCAACATCAAACAGGCTCGCAGCAGCCCAGATAATGGTGTCGATGTCTCCGCCGGACATGAGGGCAATCATCTTGACCTTGATGAGGAGCCGGTACACGGTATCCGTGGCCCCGCCACGCTCAACGCCAAAATTTGCCCCGTAGCGGTCCAGCACAGCCCCTTTCGCATTGTCCAGGTCATCCCATTCCCGCATCCGATTAGCGTGCTCATGGGCGAACTCCAGGCCCCATGCGAGGGTTTGAAAAAGTCGGCCTATATTCGTTTCCAAAGGAAGGCCCTTTTGGTCATTGCGGATGTCCTGCCTGGTGTAGGCGCTGGTGAGTTGGTCAAGCATTTGGGACAGATAGCTCATACAATGCTCACCTTCTCCCCATCGGTCACGGCTTTTTCTCTGGTCCCTATCTCGATATTATCCTGGCTGTAACTCGCGCCGTCCTTGGAGATAAGGAGGTCAAAGTCTACCACCCCGGACACACTCAGGATGACGCCGGGTATAGCCATGTAAAGGACGTCCTGCCCGATAGTCAGGCCGCCCCAGGTATCACCACCGATGTAGTTGACAAGGGCCTCCTTGATGAGGTCATTCCCGTTATAGGGGAAACCGCTATCGGTCTGAAGGTTGGTGATTTTCAGGTAGACAGGAACAGTGGTCGGCCTGGAGAAATGGATGTCGATGCTTTGGCCGCTGGCACTCAGTACAGCAATACTTTTGCCGCCATAGGTCTGGATACCGGCGGCCTTTCTTCGGTAGATGGCCTTCGCAACCTCCTCATCGAGGCCTCCGTAGGCCACCACCTCGATACTGTGAGGGGGAAGGCCCAGGTCGTTCGTCTCATCGGTATCATTCTCATAACAGATGACAGAATAGATGGCGTTCACGTTCTGGAGGAGTTCGCCGGAAATGGCATCAGCATTGACGCCGCCTGCATAGTCCACAGACTGATAATAGCGGTCGCGGAATTCCTCATCTGTTTCTCTCCCACGCCCGCCATCCACAGCAGCAGAATTGGTGCAGGACGCCACACCATCAAGCGGGTTGACGATTTCCTTCACGGTCCCGGCGGAGGCATTGTAGTCGGCCCCGGTTTCCACGGCCTGAACTGGGAGCGTTACACTCCCAGATGCCTCAATCCTTCCCTCGGTCATAACCGCATATTGGAGGCCGGCCACAGTCTTGACCAGGAAGCCGGAGGGGATGACTGTTCCGGCGGTTCCGCTGAAGGTCACATAGCCAGTCGCCTTTTGTGCGGGGAGGAGGGATAGCCCGATGGACTTCCCCAGGTTATACAGGCTCGTGCCGACTGAGGTATCCACAAAGCGGCTGTTATAGACATCCTCCATCAGGGAAAACAGGATATTGAGCATCCAGGCAAAGACCCGGAGAAAAAGCCCCAGCGGGGACCTGACTGTAAGGTTGGCCTTTTCCCCGAACAGTTCCCTCGCCTTATACTCAATGGCGTTCAGGAGTTCAACATAGGTCGGGCGGTGGAAGCCGCGCTCAGTTACGCCCCATTCTTCATTGTTCAATTCATCGTCACCTCCGAGCTGATAATATTTCCGTTGCTGAGGCGCCCCACAAAGAAGATGTCAAGGGACCTACCAGCTTGCGTATAGGTCACTTCCTCCACCTCCTCGACCTCCGGCTCCTGAAAGATGGCGGCCCGGACGACCTCTGGTATCTCGTCCTCGGTCAGGTCCTTGGGCTTCTTCCCCATGATCGCCTCGTAGTTGGTCCCGTGGGACGGAACAAGGGCAAACTCACCGAGCCAGGTCTGGAGCGTCAGGCGGACCGCCTGAGCCGTCGTATCATCCCCGGCCACAGTTTCCATCATGCCGTCGGTATCAAAAGTGATGTCCCTGCTTTCAGGGTCAATTCTCAGCGTATAGTTGTCCTCCACGGTTCACCCTCCTATCAGGACATCGGAGCTGCCGGAGGAGATGGACCCTGTCCCACTATGAGGGGCCAGGGCGTCCCCCAGGCGGGCCGCCGGCTTCCCATTGATAAAAACGGAGCCGCTGCCAGCGGCAACGGCTCCAGAATTAGACCCGCAACAGGCGTCCAGCTCCGTGGTGGTGCTTCCCACTGTGGCCGCTGGCTGCCCGTTGATATTCACATCCCCAGAGCACCCCCCGGAGATTTGCCCCGAGATAGGCAGGGGGCCATGAGGGGGGACATGGCCGGTGTGCTCCCCGGCGGTAGTCCCCTGTATGCTGTCATTCAGTCTGGCGGCTCCAGGCATAGCGTAGGCCCTCCTTCCTCAGTTCAGATTGACCACGCCGCCGGTGGTGGTCAGGTTCCCGGTGATAGTCACATTCCCTTTGATGTCAATGCCGCTCTTGGTCATAGAGAAGTATACGCTCCCGTCAGAGGTCCCCATGCAGAGGGTCCCGGAGGGGAAGCCGGAAATAGCGTTGCCGCCGACACGGATACCTCCCAGAAAGATGGCATCATCTCCACTGTGGAGCCGTTCCGTGTTGGGGTCAGCTTCAGCCCCGCCAGCTATCACCGCGTCACTGTCCCGGTCCAGGTACAGCACCACGCCAATGTCCCCAGCTTGGTACACGGGCCGGAAGGCCCAGCCTCCGCCGTAAATCATGGCAATGGGGACAGCCAGGACCTGGGGCTTCGTCTGAAAACTGTCCTCATCCGGGTATCTGGTGATAGGCTGCACATCGACAGTCATATTGGCCTCGTCAAAAGCGACCACCTTCACGATGTCTGCCACACAAATGGAGGAGGCCATAGACTGAGCCTGGGCATCTTCAAACGCCCGTTTTTTGCTTTGTCGTGCCATATATCCCCCTTTATGCAGGTTTTATCTGAATGGTGGTTTTCCAGGCCCCCTTGGGGCTTCCAGAGTGCTTCCCACTCACCACGATAAACTTTCCATTGATGCTTTTTGACTTCACTGAGACAGCATCAGCAGGACCGATGTGGTAATTGAGCAGACACTCACGAGTGATGAAGTTCCCTTCTTCATCCTTAGCATCGGCGCCCTTTTGGCTGTCAGCTCCCACAGCGATGACGGTTTCCTCCACCTCATCACCAGACATGAGCAGCCCGCTTTCAGGGGTCAGCATCAGTCCGTTGGATATGCCCTTGGAAGGGTCATTGATGATGATGGAGCCGGTCCTGATAAGAAACCGGCTCTTGCAGTCATTCACCACGACCTGCTTCAGCAGGTCCTTGACCTTTCCGTTGCATACCAGGCCCCGGTCGTAGACCTTATTTACGGCCAAGGTGAACTCGCCTACCTCCAGCCCGAAGATGTTCAGCAGGTCGGAGACAATTTCCTTGCCGGTACTTCCCTTTGCATAGGTCTTGGTCACCTTGGAGCTGAGCCATTCGTCCATGGCGGCGGTAGCCGTGATGCTGGTTATCCAGTTCGTTTTATCGTGCTTGTGGGAGCAGGCCGAAACCTTTCCCACGAAGATGGCCCCAATGTCCCCCTCATAGCCGGCGTTCAGGATGATCGCGCTTCCTCGCTTGATGCCCTTTCGGGTGCTCTCGGCCAGGTTATAGGCTCTGAAGGTGGCGCTCTGGAGAGTGTCGCTGTCCTCAAAGGGGACCTCGAACTCAAAATACAGGTCATCCATCTGGTAGACCTTAGAGCCAATTTGAAGGGTTGCCTCCCTCATCCAGAAGGGCATTTATTCAGACCTCCTCTCGTATAGGTAGAGCTTGACCTGCTTCCCGAAGTTCTCCCAGGTCACTTCGTCCACCTCGTCCCCAGTAAGGCACAGGGGAATGATGACAGGCAATGGAAACCGCTCGTCCTCGATAGGGCCAAACATGGGTCGGCCATACCGCACAGGGTCCCCATAGGCCAGGACCTCTCCAGTATTCGCAATGCTCAGGTCAATAGTAAAAAATCCGCCCGCGTCGTTATACCTGACGGTGAAGGCGTAGGTCTTATCCTCCAGCTTGATACTGAAGGTGTACGGGATTTTCCCAGTGTCGATGTCGATATACTCGACCTCGGCGCCAAGTTCTATGAGCTGCATACTCCGTCACCTCCTCCCGGTATTCGTGGGGGTTGACCTGGAGGAAGGCCCGGAGCTACTTGCCGGCTTGGAGTTGTAGGTAGCCACATAAGACGAATATGCGGTGCTCGAAATAGTCTGGGATACCGTTGTCTTCAGACCGGCGGCAGAAACTTTGGATGTTTGGGAGGAAGATTTCCCTCCAGGACTAGATGCAGCAGACTTTATGGCGGCGGCATTATCCTGGCCGGACATCATATCGGCTGTTCCACTGTCCTCACTACTCCCTATGGTTATCTGCTTCAGGGTAGCCGTGAAGGTAAAGCCCTTCCGGTTGGTTGCATCATGGGTAGACTGGAGGGACTGGATGACCAGATTGCCGATTTGGTTCCTCCCGGTATAGGTCAGTACGTCCCCCTTCATCCACATTTGCTGGAGAGTGGCAATGGCGGCGGCCCCATCCGTCACGGTCCCGGAGAGTTGGAAGTTCAGCGGCGAGCGAAAGACATGGTCGTTGATATTCCCGCCACCTTCTATCGGGTTATCGGTAATAGTGGACTGGCGGCTCACAGTCTCCTTGTTAATCACGCCGTTCACGAAGGGTTTGAAGCGGACAGCTCCGCATTTCGCCCCTTGAAGTACATACATTCGCCGTCCCTCCCTTTATGCGAAGCCGTGTTGCATGGCCCTCTCGGAGTAATCCTTTTCCTGGGCCTCAGCATAGAGCTGGCCGAACAGGGCCCGGATGCGGCCCTCCAGTTCGTCAATGACCCCACCATCAGCTCCACCATTGACCACGATACTGATTTGCGGGTTGAAGCTCATAGTCCGGGTATTATTCTGCTGGTTCGTCGTGCTGAAGGAGTTCACCAGGCGCTCGGTCTGGTCAGCAGGGATGATGGCAGACCCACCGGGCAGGATGGCAAGCTCGCCGCCCTCCTCATTCATCCAGGTTGGGCCGCCGGGGAAATTATCAGTTCCCTTGGCATTGTGCGGGATATTCGTGCCAACAGTCCCGGAGGTAGCTGTATTGGCCTCTCTCGCCGCCGCTGTGATGCGTTTGAAGTCATCAACTATGGAATTAGCTCCGGCGTCTGCGGCGGCTGTCATAGCGTCCCAGGCCGTTTCTGCATCGGTCTGCATTTGACCGTATGCAACCTCGGCAGAGGTCCCCATCGCCATAAAGTTTACGTCAGTGATCTCCGCAGCAGCATTGGAGCTTTCCTCCACAGCTTTGGTGGCAGTCTCAGCAGCCCCGTTGACCTTCTCCCGATATTCGGAGGTATCCACAGCAAGGGAGGTTTCCTTGGAGGTCACACCGTCCAGGTTTTCCACTGCACCGCTCAGGTCATTTACGGCAGCCTCACTCTCAGAGGCGCCGCCGAACAGCCCACCGAAGAAACTGGCGACCTTACCCACACCATCGGCCAGCCATCCAACCACAGACCCCAGCACATCAGCGATGACCCCTAGCACGTCCCCTATAACCTGCAGGACTGGGCTCATAGCCCCCAGGATGGGAGACACCAGGCCAAGCAGTTGAGCTATCGGCGGAAGAAAAGCCTCAGCAATACTCTGGAGCGGGCCCATAAGGGGCTCGATGATACTGGTGGTCAACGTGTTCAGAATATCCACCAGGGGCGGCATGACAGTCTCGGCAATCAGACCAACAATGTTTGCCAGAGGCGGAAGGATGGTCTGGGCCAAACTGGAAAAAACCGAGATAAGTGGCGTGGCGGCTTGGAATAGTGTGCCGAGCACATTCGTCAGCACAGGAAGCAAGGTTTGTCCCAGCTCCATGACCACGGGGATGGCCTCTCCCAGGCCATCAGACAGCATACCGACAAAGTCCATCAACATGGGCTCAATAGTCGGCCAGCTCTCCAGGATGGTACCGAATAACCCCTCCAGAACGGGGGTAAACTCAGCGCCAGCATCAGCCATGAACTCAGACCAGATGCCGTTGAGACTTTTTGTGCTGTTCACCAGGCCGCCGGTGCTCTTAATAGCTGCCTGCTGGATGTTTCCGCTCTTATCCAGCAGGGCATTGAGCCTGACCTGGGCCATAGCAGCATCGTCCAGCTCATCAATTTGGCTCCCGAGGCCCATTTCCATGGCCTTATTCTTCAGCACGGTATCGTCAATGTGTATGCCGTACTCCTCCAGGGCGGCGCTGTTGCCGGAGAGGTAGTCCTGGACCACCCCCAGGGCGTCAGCATCAGCCATGGAAAAGGCGTTGCCGAAGTCATAGGCCAGGGAGGTGGTGACCTTGGACAGCTCGGCAGCAGCGTCCCCAGTGATGCCCATTTCCCCATACATGGCCTTGTTGGACACCATGAAAGACTGCACCTCAGCCGTGCTCCGATGGACCGAGGCAGCATAGTTGTCTGCCCATGCCGCCGCATCGGTCCCAGCGAAACTGGCTTCGAACTTTTTCCCACCGCTCTCAGCAGCACCAGCAGCCTCGATGGCAGCAGCGCCTAACTCCTTCAGCTTATCTATGCCGGCCTGGATTGCCTCAAAGCCCACGAAGGCGGCCAGGGCCCCCTTGATGGCCTCTTTGACCTCACCACCAGCTTTTTCGCCTTCATCGCCCATATCGTCAAGGTCTTTCCTGGTATCATCCGCTTCGTCTCCGAGGCCGTTCAGCTTATTTGCGGCCTTTTCAACAGCGCCCAGGAATTTCCCTTTGATGGCAGCTATGGGGTTCATAAAGGCGGCACCAATGCCTTTGACGCCTTTCTGGACCTTCCCAGTGAAGCCGGTGATTTTCTTTTGAGTGTAGCCAATAGCTCCATCGAAGCCAGCCTTTATGCTTTTGGAGGCACTACCGCTCTCTTTCGCCGCGGTCCCCATAGACTTTGCAACCGCGGACCCGAAACTGTCAGCATCCCGGCCCATAGACCGAAAACTGGTCCCGATGTCATCCAGGCTGTCCTCGGCATCTTCAGCCTCATTTCGGATGTCCCGGAGCCCATCAGCTCCCGCTTTAGATCCGGCCTCAATACCGGCGCCCATGCCGCGCCCAGCTTCTTCTACACCACGGGCGCTGTCCACGGCCTGCTCCAGGCGGGTGACCACATCCTCCAACTGCTCGATGGCATCCTTCAGGCCAAAGTCAAGACCGAAAGTCATTTCCCTGCTATCAGGCATTTCCTCACCTCCTCACGCGCAAAAAGAGGGGGAGGCCTCAACTGGCCCCGCCCCTCTTTTTGGTCCATTCTGTGTTATAGAGTATCCTGGCCTCGACAGCTTCCCGGTAGTCAGCCATATCCATTTCGCGGAGTTCCTGATAGGACAGGCCATTGCCACCATAAACCATCATCCAGAATGCTTTATTGCGGACGGCCCGCCGGTGGGCCGCCTCCAGTGAATACTCACTCTCGAAGAAACTTCTCGATGGCGGAGATAAGTTTCTCCGGGGTTTTGACATCCTCCTGAGCGTCAAAATAGGCCATGCCGTCGGTTCTCACCTCAGCAGGGGAAATGACCACGTTCTTGAAAATGGTATCCAGATACTTGGTGGTGTCCTTCTTGCCGCCGGTCATTCCACACTCATCATTGGTTTGGAAATACCAGGTGGGGGACACGCTCTGAAGGGTGAACTCCTGACCGTTTACAGTGACATTCTTCTGCTTTGCCATATATTTTCGATAGCTCCTTTCACTCAGCGACTTCGGCCTGTCCAGCCATTTTTTCATAGTAGCTCACCGCCGCCGGGTCATCTCAGCACCATGGAAGGTACATAGATATTGACGGTGACGGTTCCCTGTTCCTTCTGACGGGCCGCATCAGGCATCTTCAGGATGCGGCAGTTGTCCGCACTCATAGCAAAGCTATCGGCGTCGTTCGCATCCTGCACAGAAACGGTGATGAGCCGCCGCTTGGCCTCCAGCTCCCGGAGATACGGGAGACTGGAGGAGGTGGACATGAGGGTAAGGGCTACCGTGCCGCTCTCGTTGGCGTTCTCAGAATAGGCAACATCACCCTTGGCACCCACAGAGGGGGTTACACTATCCTCGTTTTTGCTCAGGGTCACGACACCATCAGCGGCAAAGCCGGTAATGGCTCGTCCGGCGACAATGACATTGACCTTTTTGGGGTCATAGCTCTGGACCTCAATAGACATGATTTTTCCTCCCTTCTTATGCGCTCAGGGTGGCCCGGAGGGTCCCCTTGACCTTCACGCCATGCACAGCACCTTCGAGCAGGGCTTCCCAGGTAATATCCGGCATCTGCCGGTTGCGGGCCTGTTCATCAGAAGCCTGGGACCGTTTCGGGACGTTAACGGTATAGACCCCCTGGCCGCTCTCAGTGTCCAGGGCAATGATGCCCAGACCCACGGCACGGTTGAGGGCCTTAAAAACACCATCAGCAATGACAGCAAAGCCCTCGTCGGTATAGCCGACTTTGGCGTTCTCCAGGAAAATGTCGTACAGGTTCTCCCTCATGGTCTTGGCGATATAGTCAGCTCCCATCTGTACGTCGATGAACTCACCATTGAGGCAGGTGCCGTTCTTGATGTACTCCCGCTTGTATTCCACGGTCAGGAAGTTGACATTGGCCTCCTCCAGTGCGTCCTTCTCCGCCTTGGTCAGGTCGGGGACGGTAATGCCCTGGGGCCGCTTGAATTTCCAGGTCACGCTCTCAGGGTAGAAGGGCCCCACGTTGCCCACATAGGCAGCATCGGCATATTCGTCGGGGGCATCCGTATAGATGATAATACTCCGGGCATTGGTCAGGGCCAGCTCCTTATCGGAGGTCTGTCCGAAGTAGAGCTTGCGGTGATCCTCTTCACCGGCGCCCAGCTCTGCCTCGGTGGGTTCAGTCCCCTCGGCCCAGGCACACAGGGCCTCCACGGCCTCTTTCCCGGTCTGGTCGGTGAGCAGGATATACCAATCATCGTCCGTCTCCCGAAGAGCCTCAATGGCCTGGACCAGGGCAGTGGCCTTCTCACTTTCTCCGCTCCCGGAAGGGGCCTCAATGCCTGCAATTTTCACCTTGCGGATGAGGGTGGTAGCCAGGGTGGTACGGCCCTGGTCGAAAAGTTTCTCAGCCATAGCCGCCACCTTTTTCCCGGTGTAGTCCTTCTTGATAGTTTCCAGGTCCCGATAGGTGGCAACGTCCTTCGCCCCCTCGGTAGAGAGAAGCAGGATGTCCAGGCTCTCAGTTCCGGCGGGCTTGGCGTCGATATTGACAACAACGACAACATCATTCGGCATTTGTAATCACTCCTTTTGTGCGGTAATTGCATTTTTCACAGTATCAACCTGGGCAAGGTCAATGCGGCTGTACCTCATCCGCACATCGAAACCAAACCGGCGGCCCATCTCGTCCAGCTCCAGAGCATCACGGCTGGCAGCATTGCTCACATCCACCACCACGAAGCCGGCCTTCTGGATAGAATATCGCCCCCCATGAAGGAAAAAGCCCTGGGCCAGCGTTGCCAGCTCCAGGGCCTCGTCAGCACCCAGGATTGACACCTGGGCCCCGTCCTTCATCTCCACTCGGTTGATACTGCAAGCAGTAAAAGACATGGTGGTGGTCGGCTGCTCCGCCCGGACCTCCACCGCAGTTCCTTCCATACTCCCGTCCTCCAGAGAGTAATTGCCCAGCCCATTGTCGGGGATATAGTCAGAGGTGATGGAGTACACGATGAAGGGTGGCTCCATCTCCGGCTCTACCTGGGAGGCCAACAGAACGGGGCGGCCAACGAACTCGCTCAGGGCAAGGATGAGGGCGTTTCGCTTCTCAACGTAGGACCTCATTTCGTGGCCGCCTCCCCTCTGGCCTCCACCAGATACCGCTTCATGGGGTGGATACTGTTGTGTCCCAGCTCCTGAGTAACGGTGTAGGTGATATTAGTCTGAGGGTCAAGGACCTGTGCCCCAACCCTCAGCGCATAGCCATTAGTGTAAATCTTCTCGCTGTGGTCAGACATGGTGCCGGTGATTTCCCTCACCAGGTCCTTATCGCTGACCGGCAGCACGGCCCCCTGGAAGGGGGTTCGCTCAGTAGCTCCCCCAGGGACCCACTGGCCGCCTTGGGCCTGGTCAAATTTGCTCCCGGCCTTCAGGTCGTACATGGTGTGCATCAGCCCCCGGGGAATGGTAGGCTGTGCCATTCTGAACGCCATTTAATCGCCCTCCTCCACCTTCCAGGCGACAGAATTGAAAAGCCGCTTGGTGACCACCAGGGGGTTGTTGGCCCAGCTCGGGGCCCGCTCCTTCTGGATGCGCCCTTTGGGCTCAAAGTTAGAGGCATCGGACATGAACTCATGGATGAAGTCCACAGCCTTTCCACCTATCCATTCCGCGGCGGTCCAGGCATCTTTTTGCCCTCGGATAATGTCCGAAACGGCATCCAGGCACACCTCCGACAGCCTATCCCGGTTGGCATCATAGCCAGCACGGATGAAGGACCGCTCAGGGATGGTGACGGAAGGCAGGAGCAGAAACAGGAGATTGAGGTCATCAGAGGGGCCATCCTCGCCTTTCTTCCGGCGCTTCCGGGGCTTTTGGGCGGTCACGCCCAGGAGATACCCATTTTTCGACCTGATAAAGAACAGGTCCGGGAAGTCCCTTGGGCTCTTGTCGTAGCTCTCCTCGCTGATGGGGATACACAGGTTTTTGGCCTGTTTCGCATGGATGACGGCTCCATACTCATGGACGCGGGCAATGGTCAGTATTTCGCTGTCAGCGTCGCCCTGGATGCCCACCTTGATACGGAGCTTCTGGAGCTTTTCCAGTTCCCCCTTGATGCGTAGCAGCTCCGGGGTAATCTTGTCGCTCAGTCTCACAGGCTCACCACCTCATGTAGTGGCCGAGGGTTTCCATCCATGAGGCCCTGGGCTCCTTATCGAAGGTCCAGGACACATCGGAAACAGAGAAGGCGGAGAGGCCCTGGGACCCATTTGCAAGGATGGAGTATTCCTGCTCTGCAATGCCCCAGACAATGGAGATGATGTCGGCGGGCAGGTCGGAGGGTTCATCCTCAGTGGCGTCCTTCGGCAGAACATAACCGGCAGTGAATTTGACCTCCAGATAGCGGCTGGCCGCCCGGTAGTCATTCGCCAGCCCATAGGGGTATCCCCGGAAGGTCCAGCCCATATCCCGGTACAATACCCCAATATTTCCCCCCATAGTGAAGTCATACGAGCCAGGGTCAATGATGGCCCCAGTAGCGGTATCCCTCACATATTCCACGGCCCGGATAGGATACTCCCTAAGGACCAGCTCTTGGGCTCCGGGGCCAGGGTATCGGTCTGTGTAGGTAGCCTTCCCAAAGTGGCGCCCTGTGATAGTTTCCACCCAGGCGGAGGCGGCATTGATAAGCCGGACGAGATTATTTTTGGTGGCCTGGTCCGCCTCCTCCTCAGGGATACCGAGCCGTTCCATGGTATCCTCCAGCGTAGTCATGGCATTGGGGGCCAGGGCTACCGTAGCTTTGGACATGAGCTTGCCTCCCTTCATCGGGGAGGGGGTAGGCTATTCGCCCTCCCCCTCCTCCTGGCTTTTCTCATTTTTCTTGGTGGAGGAGCCCTTGCGCTCCTTGGTGGGCCGCTCCAGCTTATTCTCCGCCGGTTTCATCTTCGGGGGGTCATATACCCTTGCCATAGTGCAAACCTCCTTTGTACGCGCTTCTATGCGGTCTTACGCCGGGGTGTAGGCCTTGTCCCCAAGGGCGAGGGCACAAGTAGCGGTGCAGGAAGGGCTGCTCCCGCCGGTGCAGGTCATCTCCACCTTGACCTTCAGGAACTGCTTGCAGCCCACCAGGTCGAGGTCGAAGTTTACCAGGGAACCGCCGGCGGCGTCAGTCTCCAGGGAGATGGAGCCGTCAGCGCCCAGGGCCTTATCCACGGGAATGAGCTTATCGGCGGCGGGGGTATAGCTCCCACCCTCGGTGTCGCACTCGGTCACAGTCAGTTTAACGGCCATCCCAGTGGGGCTCCCAGAGGGAGTGCCCACCAGGACACCCAGGACGGCGGACAGGTAGCCTTCCCGGTCAATGGCAGTCTCACTGGTATAGGGAGTGACCTTCACATTCTGAATGAGTTCGCGTTTCATGGTTCTTTACCTCCATTTCTCAGGCTCAAAATGCCTTGATGTTCTTGACGTGGATGAAGCTCTCCTTGTGCCGGGCGGCAATGTCCACATACATCAGCGCACGGGTAGCTGCCAGGTTCTCCTCGAAGGCATTGTGCTGGACACCGTCCTCATCCACCCAAGAGCCGTCCAGGGTAGTGTAAGTCTCCAGGCCCAGCTGCTCACCCACCAGCAGGTCGCTCCAGTTACCGAAGGCCAGCTCAGTGAGGCCGGAGGCATCGGTGGTGATCTGGTTGGACACACGATAGGGGAAGCCCATCAGCTTGCCGCTGGTCATCTCATCACGATAGATGTAGGCACCAGTGGTGGTCTTGAGGTTCATAAAGTAGCCCTCCAGCACGGAGTTGAAGGCCCAGCCGAGTTTCTGGTCATCTACGTTCTTTGCCAGGACCTTGGAACGGACGAACACAGGGAAGTCGGCGGTGACCTTACCATTGCTGTCGGCCAGGTCCTCATTGCTCAGGCTCTTGGCGTCCAGGTGCTCCACTTCCTTATCGGCAAACACGCCGAGGGGCTGGAACTCACCGCCCTTTCCAAACATAGCGCCGAAGTCCAGGCCCAGCTCCATGCGGCGGGTCAGGTCATTGGCAAACATCTGGTCGGCAGAGAAATTGGTGGACATCAGCAGCTCGCGGGTCTGGGGGACAATGGCCTCCAGGCGCTTGGCGCTCAGCTTAATGTTGCCAAAGGTGGGCTGGCTCTTAGCAATCTTACGGCCCTCGCCGCCCCAGGTGGCACGGGCGCCGCCGGTCATACGGGGGATGTTCAGGTTGCCGTTTGCCATGGGGACCTTCTGAGCGCCCAGCTCAAAAATAACGGTCTTGGCGTACAGCAGCTCCACGATGTCATCCAGATAAACCTCGGGGATGAGGTAGCCACCGCCGGCAGGATTGGTGGCAGACAGGGCCTTGAACTCCCTTGCCATCTCAGCATCGTCATACTTTTTCCGGGCGTAGAAGGAGGCCATATCGGGGTCGTGGCGGCCAAATACGTCCAGGCACTTAATGGCCCGAGCGAGCTGGATGGCGGGAGGCACAGACTTCTTGGCAGGGGTGGCAGAGGTTCCACGGCTCATGTAGATGCCGCTATACTTCCGCTGGGCGGGGGCGGGGGTAGCCTTCCGGGCAGGGGCAGCCTTGGTGCTGGAAGGACGGTCTGCGGCCTTGCGGCCCTTCTCCTCGTTTCCCTCCATGCCCTCATCCTCCTTCGCTTCCTCATCTTCCACGCCATCATCGGCCTTGGCCTCCTCCTGAGCGTCCAGAAGTTCGCCGACAGCCTCCAGGACCTCGTCGGTGCTCACCTCGCCCAGCTCCTCGCCAGCATCCTTCCGGGCCTTCCGCTTCTGTGCCACCACGTCCATGGCCTGCTCAATCAGAGCGGAGATGTCGCCGGGGGCCGCCTCAACAGAGGGGTCGCCTTCCTCGCCCTCAGCTTTGGCCTCGGACTGCTCCTCCAGGGCCTCCTTTACGCAAGCCTTGATTTTCTCGGTCAGCTCGTCGGCCTCCATCTTCACAGACTTGCGGCCACCAGGGGCGGCAGTGTTCTTGGTCTTGGGGATATACTTGCTCATTTGGTTTTCCTCCTGTCAAAGTAAAATTTCAATGGTAGTTGCCCCGGACGGGTGCGCTCCCTTCCGGGCATCAGGGGCAGAGCCCCCTTTGGGTGTGCTGTCCTCTCCAGCTTCACGGATGATGCTGTCAAGGGCCTTGGTTGCGGCCTTCATGCTGGCGCTCGCTTCCCGGAGGGCTTTCAGTCTGGAGGCGCTGATTTTACGGCCTGCTTTTATATCAGCCGCAACCTCAGCAGCCATAGCGTTAGCCCTCTCGGCTGCCTCTGTGGTCCGCTTGTAGTCGGTGATGGTGGCCTCAGGGTTCATCGCCCAAGTGACCACGGACACCTCCCACAGCTTCACTTCACGGAGATGGCGCACCCCGCTCTCCTGGTCATAATCGAACACGACAGGGTCGTATCCGATAGACAGTTCATTGAGTACGCCGTCCTTCAGCAACACCTTGATGTCGCGCCCCATCGAGGTGTCACTGACTTTGGCCTTCAGGAAAAGGCCGTTGCTGTCCTCCCGCAGTTCCAAGGGACGGCCAATAGGAAGCCAGCAGTCATTGTGCAGGGCCAGGATTTTGACCCGCTCCCAGCCTTCGGCGATTGTCTTCGTGAAGGCACCGGGCTCTATAATGTCGCCGCCGCTGTCCACATTCCCAAACACGGCGGCGTAGCCGCTGAAAATGCCGGTATCTTCCTCGTACTCGTCCGCTTTGAATTGGAGGACCTTGTACTCGGTTTTCATACTCTTGGTTTTCACCCCCCTTCTCAGTGAGTTCTCCCATGCCTTCAGGCCCCGCTTGGGGGCATAATAAAACGGCGATTTGCGGAGGTGAGCCACCGCAAGTTTTGCCGTCAGAATGGGGTCATTATTGGTAATGTCGGTATCAGGGCTTCCGGCCCCGTGCTCCAGTTCAGCCGTCATGCCGGCGGCCAGGGCCCCAGCGGTGAACAGCTCCTTCTTCAGGTCAATGCCTGCCGCCTCAGCGGCAGCTACGGCCTGTTCTGGTGAAAATTCCATATTGCACCCCCGGTCATTCATAGGTCAGGAAGCAGTGACAGTTGACCACCTCGGAGGGGTCGTCGCAGTCAGGGTCGCACGGGTAACGGCACCCGTTCTCGAATTTCCCATCAATGGGGCACCGCTTCCCGTTCAATTTCTTATGGCTGTCACGGGCCACTGCCATGTTGGTGACGTGCCAGATTTTCCACTCAGCCCCGGCCCTCCTCATCATGTCATGGCTCCCGGTCAAAAGACTGCTATTGCACTCCTGGGAGGCAATAGTCCGGGCCCGTGCGCTGGTGGTCTGCATCTCCTCTTGGATTTGAGCAGCTATCGTGGCCCTACTGTCTCCGTGTTCCAGGCCGGCGGCCACAATACGGGAAATTTCCTTCTGGGTAGTCTCAGTGATATTCTTCACCCGGACGCCGCCCCTCAGCTTGGCGGTAGATACCAACTCCGGCCTCTGGATAGCCTGGAGGCCATAGACCCTGGACGCAACCTCTGCACCCTTGGCATAGCTCTCTTGCCACAGGGGGTTGAAGATAGCAGCCAGGACCGAAACCTCTCCAGGCCAGTCGATAAGCCCCAGAACGAAATTGTCCACCCGCTGGGCTCTTTCGGCCTCATCAAGCCTCATCCAGGATCCGGACGGGTCCACGTCATATTCCGGGACCCCATCAAGAAGGATGTCCCAGACGGTCCTCTCGGCCTTTTCTGTACCAGTGATAGCAGAGGCAATGCGATTGGACTGTTCCCGGAAATACTTGGCCGTAGCAATCTCGAACCGGCGGCTCTCCTCCCTCTCGGCCTGGAGGAGGGCACGCTGGGCAGCCTGGACCAGGGAGGCCTTTTTCTCCTCTGGTGTGGGCCGTTCCTTTCCGTCGGTGATTTCCACCGCCGTATTGCCCGCCCCTTCAACGTCTGAGCCAAGGATGGGGGCACCCCCTTGTGTTATCTCTATGTCCTCACTTCCGCTCTCCTGAAGCAGCGGAGCGCCGTCGGCATACTGGAGATTGGCGGCGGCAACAGAAAGGGCGGCGGGGTCATCATCGTCTCGAACAAACACATCGGAGAAGGTGGTCTTATAGACATTCCCACCCACAGGAGCCGGGGGCATCCCCAGTTTCTCGCGGGCCTCGTCCTTGGTGAGCAGGCCAGCGTTCCAGCCGTCAATGCCCACCGACTTGTCAAACTCCTGGTTCCGGGGAACGATGTCCTCATATCTCCACACCAGGTCGGGGCCAAACATGGGAAGGAGCTGTTTGTTGACAGCCTCCTCCCGGCGCCTCAGCCGCGGCATAAGCACATTCTGAGCATAGATATACTGGGCAGCCTCAGAGGTGGCCCGGTTGCTGCTCTCGGTGATGCCCATAATCTCACGGGGGACGCCGAAGTGCTCCAGGACAGCGTCCCGGATGAAGATGCGCCCGTTCACCATGTCCATGTCCTTCATGGTGTCCCCGACCTTATTCACCACCACCTCGCCGTTGACAGTGGCAACGCCGTGGCTCTGGTACATTCCCCGAAAACGCTCCATCCACTCAGCCCTGAACCGCTGTCGCTGCTCAGGCGTGGATTTCGGCATGGAGATGACCAGGTTCGGGGTAGCGTCATTGAAGAAGAACCGCTTCTGAAATTTTGCTGCATATTCGTCCGTCTCAATCTCATCAGCCAGGGCCTCAGACTGGCCCAGGCCACGCCTGAACGGGTCGTAGGGGTTTAGGTCCTTCATCACGAACATATCATCAACAGACACCTGCATGAGCGCCCCGGAGGTGGAACGGACAGTGTAAAACGGGTGGTCCAGGTAAGGGGTCATCTGTACCCAGTGAACGGGGACAGGCCAGAGCTCCACAGGCCGCCCGAAAATATCCTTCTCGATAATAAAATAGCCCTCGCCTTTGAGGGCAAGGTAGATTTCCAGCAGCCGCCAGAGGGCGGCATTGCTCATCTCATGCAGAGGGTTGGGATTGTCCCAGAAGTCCAGGAAGGCGTGTTCGTCAAGCTCTTGTTCCTCTCCGTCCCGCCCGATGCGATACAGTTTCCCGGCGGCGGCGGACAGGTCTGACGCTATGCGTTCCACCACGGCCAGCCGGGGGTTTGTCCTGAAGGCCTGTACCCACTCCTCCGTGTTCCTCTCCGGCGGGGCAGTCCACCGAGGGACCATAAAGCCCCCCTCCTGATAGGGGCGAGAGGCGATCCCTCTGGTGGCTTTCCACCTGTTCCAAAAGGCCATTTACTCCTCGACCCCTTTCTTCTGCCGGGGGCGGGGTTTCCTCCAGGTCACTTGGGAAACCACGGGGGCAGTGGTTTTCCCGGCCCCGGTTTTTTCCCGCCACACCCGACGGGCGCCCTGGGCACTCTCGGCCCGGATATATTTCATCGGGAGGCCCTTGCCTCCCACAAGATACCCGTTTAGCTTCTTCAAGGTAATTCCTCCTCGTTAAAATTCCAGGCTCCAGTCGCTCACGGTGGGGTCGTGGAGCGCAAGGGCCAGGGCGTCAGCCATATCGGGGGAGGATAACCCCCGCTTCTTCATGGCCTCTTTCCGCTCCAGCTCAATCCGGCCAGAGCTGTTCACGGAATACTTTCGGTTGGATAACTGGCTGATTTGAACGTCACTGTACCAGAGATGTAGGCGGCCAGTCCTCAGGGCCTCCCGTACAGCTCCCCACATGAGCCCAGTGCTGTTCTGGTATTCGATTGGGTCATCATCTGTTATCCGCCCACCCTCGCCACCGAAGTGGCACTCCAGGACCTCCAGGCAAAACGGGGGCGGGACCTTGTCCGGGTCCTCTCCCTTATACCGCTCCTCCCGGTCAGCTTCCACAGCTGCTATGATTTCCTCCTTCTGCTCAGCCAGCCGGTCATATACACCCACGCCCAGGCCGTCGCAGTCCACCTTGACATGAATGGAGGCCCATTCGTGGGCCATAGCATAGGCCTTGATTGCCTGAACAGCTCTCCCGGCAAGTTCCATAGTGTCATTGTGGTGGTAGACCTGTGGCTCGTCCTGCACGGTCTTATCCAGCACGGGGGAGAGGACGCTGCTGTCATCGCCATATCTGGCAACGTCAATGCCGATGTCCACCCTCAGGACCCGCCCAATGGCTGGTGCTTCACCCTCGCTGGCCTTCTCTGCCCATTCCATAGCAATGAAGCTATCAGGGAGTGCTTTCGGGAACTCTCCAGCCACGCGGACCCGGAAAACGTCGCTGTCCTCTCCAAACATCTCAATGATGGTTTGAATAAACTTCATATCGACACGGCTACTATCCCGGCCATCCACATGGAGGGCATTATAGGCGGCTCTGTTCTTATGGTGGCTATCATAGAAGAAGCCGGTGATCCTGGTAGGGTTCCCGCACATCAGCAGGCGGGCTCCCTCGGTAGACAGAGCGCCCAGGACGGGCTCGAAAATATCATCCCGCACGCCGGATGCCTCGTCGATGATATACAGCACATGGTCTGCATGGAAGCCCTGGAGGGCATCCGGCTTGCTGGCAGTCCGGGCCACCGCAAACCATTCTTCGGGGTATCCCCTCATATAGACCTTTTCTCTGGTCCAGATAAGGTCGTTGCTCAATACAGGGTTGGACCGCAACCATTTTGCAATCTCAGCCCATAGAATATCCCATAGCTGGTGCTGGGTGGGGGCCGTACACGGTATCTTGGGGAAGGGCCTCGTAGACAGATACCAGATGGCAGCCCAGCTTTCCACAGCAGACTTGCCTATGCCGTGGCCGGAGCGTACAGAGGTCATGGGATACTTGGCTATGGAGTTCAGGATGTCCCTTTGGTTCGGGTCAGGCTTCGCTCTGATAATATCCTCCACAAAGTCCACAGGGTTATCGGCGTAATACAGGATTGCCGCCGGGTCTATCATCTGTCCTCACCGCCCGTCTGCTCACGTTTGAGCCGTTCTTGGTATGCCGCCTGGATAGCATCAGCCAGGGAAGCCTTCTGCTCGTCTGCGGCCACTGTGCGCTCGTCCATAGCCTTCTCATGCTGGAACTTCTCACGT